GCATCGCCCTTTCGGTCGGTTCTCTGAGGTTCTTTGGGGGAGTAGAGTTCCGAAGAATGAAGATAATGAAGTCTCCTTGCTTAAATGCTCAGTCACGTGAAGATGGGAATAACCAACCAGTAGTAGAGTTGGCGGTAGGATCATGGCGCACACACAAGGTGGACGGAGGCTTCCGAGAAATGGCAGGAGGTAAAAGCCCATGTATACCTGCCCGTGCGAGAAACGACGGCAGCGGACAGCCCGTGGCTAAAATAAGCCGTATGCTCCGTAGACTAACTCCAACCGAATGCGCCCGACTGCAAACCATCCCCGACTGGTACAAGTGGGGATGCTCCGACACCCAAGCCTACAAGATGCTCGGCAACGGGTGGACGGTAGAGGTTATCAAACACATCTTATCACACATCATCAAATAGCAACGAATATGACATACAGACTTTACAACGCAGACACGCTCAACCGCTACGCCAAGGGCTGCCACCAGCGGGCAGTGGCTAAAGGATTTTGGGATGAGCAACACTCCGTCGGGCATTATCTGATGCTGGCCTTCGGAGAGCTTCACGAGGCTATCGAAGCCGACCGCATCGGCAAATGGGCGAAGCTTGATCCCGACACGATAGACACGCTCCAGC